TTTTCCCGGTAATAAATCCAGTCCTGATAATATCGCTAACCTTTTCAATTTGGTTAGCTTCCCAACCTTTTATGAACGGCTCTAATAATTTTACGCCTGCGCTATTTGGAAATACTAAAGGCTCTGACAATACGCCAGACCAAGCTTGTGCGGGTGCTGGAGTCGTTAAAACAACAGCAGGTGAATCAACAGCTTTGTCAAGTGCTGCAACTTGCCACTCTGCTTCATCGCCTGAAAATTCTTCTAGCTCTTTGAATAATATTTCTGTGTTGTACTCACCATAAACAATTGTTGACGCTTTTTTATACTCAGATATTAGACTATTAATACGCCTGATGTTTGTTGTCTCAGTTGGCGCATCAGCCATTAGTATTTTAAGCTCGCGTTGTAATTTCGTAAGCGATGGATCAAACAGGTTTGCAAGATACCCGGCAAAACGCTGAACATAAACAGCATGACGCGAAGATTGCTGGATTGTTAGATCTGTCATGCTTGGCTAATCCTATCCTTTGCAATATTAAAATAATTTTCATCCATTTCTATTCCGATAAAATCACGGTTTAGGTTTTTAGCTGCTACACCTGTTGTGCCGCTTCCCATAGTAAAATCCAAAACCGTTTCGCCTTCGTTGGTGTAGGTTTTGATTAGGTATTCCATTAATGCGACTGGCTTTTGTGTTGGGTGAACACTACCGCGTCTTATCTTATCAAATTGAATTAAGGTGGTGGGATTTTTATGGGTATATGTTTTCTTAAGCGCCTTTAAGTTTTGATTGTTTGTTGTCTCTCCTTTTGACATACCCCCACCTTTTATAGGCTTATCCCTTATCACCATTTGCGCGTTGTATACTGTCTTTTCACCGTTACCTGTAAATACACATATATCTTCGGTCTGTTGCATAGGTCGAAATCTTGCATAACTCATACCGCTAGGGATTTTTTTATCCCACTGCCAACAATACTTAAAACCCTTTAAATTACTGCAAGTGAGTACGCTTGTAAACGGCTGTGATGCTGTCATCACAATAGCCCCATTAGGCTTTATAATACGCTTTAACTGTTCCCACATTGGCTCAAGTGGAATAATTGAATCCCATTTACAAGCTGTTGTGCCGTATGGCGGATCCGTCAAAACCATATCAACTGAACCGCTTTCAATTTCTTTCATTCTTTCGAGGCAATCGCCCTGCATTAAATTAATCACTCATCCATTCCCGTATCGGCATTTGTGATCATCGCTCTTTCTTCATCCGCCGTTCTTTCAACGCTGGCTATCTCGCCACGCTGTAAATTCTCGTACAATGTGTCGTATGAGATAGCGCCGCCCTGATATGCTGCAACTATTGCAGTCAAATCCTGGCCGCTCATACCAGTCGGGTTATAATCTGTGTTCAACTCATAAACAGCTTCTTCAGTGCTACCCATCCACATCGACGCAAAATTCAGCGCCTTGGTTATGACATCAGCGCATGTTATCGCCACATCTGCGGTTGTTGAGTTTTGCGCAACTTGGTCAAGGCTTTTTGCTTCTGCTGATTCTGCGCCACTTGACCGCGGTTTTAATGCTTCTGCACCCAATGCCGCCATTCTTTGCTCATCGTCTTGTAATGATATTCTAAGCGCATCAGCATTTCCGTCTGGCTGCAATATTCCGTATGTTGCATCAGTATTTCTGTTTGACCATTTAACGCCGTTACCCATAAGCATATTCTGCCCAGACTCTGCGCCTGTTTCATAATATATCGTAAAAGATGAAAAGTGGTTTTTACTATTATAATCTGCACTAACTTGGTAATGATGAAAATTCATGTCAACCAGGTCATTAATGATCGCCTTACCTTCTGCACCAACCTCGACAAAATAAAACGGGATAATATCAGAATTAGAGCCATTGATAGTAACAGGCAATACACCCTCAATCTGAGCGCCTGCGTCATTGTATAGCGATTGATGATAAACCCCCTCAATTAATTCCAGCACTCGGTACTGTTTTTCAACTTCTACTTCAAAACCTTTTCTAACTGTTGTTAGCTCACACAACACAACAAAAGAAAGTTTTTCCTCATTGTTTATAACGTCATAATCCCAGTTAATAATATCTTCAAAGCGATAGGATAATAATTTAGGTCGAAGGTTTTGCGCTTCAACGTCTGCAATGCTTGAACCTTCGGGTGTGGATGGCCTAGCAACTAAAACACCTGATCGCGGTGAAATCATAGCCTCAGTGCATACTTTTTTTGCAAGTGTTCTAAGTGAATTGCCTCTACCGTCAACATTTTTATCAAGATATTCTATGATTGGCGGCAGTTCTTGAACGGGATTTTTTGAGAATATAAGGCCAGATAAACCATCAACGGTTCTGCCTGTTGCACCATAAAAAGAGGCTAGCCCTTTATATTTTGCGTAAGCTGCTTGGCCTTCTGTTGTAAGTGCTGCGCGTTGTGTGAATTGTTGTTCACCATTATCATTATATGTGACAGAGCAGCACATTGACGCAAGAGGCTCTAAAAACCTTACCCCGCCGCGCTTTACTTCACGTTCACCAGCAACTGCTGCGCGGTTTCGTTGTACGTCTATGAGCTGGTAAGTGTATTCGTCTCTCGGTTGCGTTACTTGTGTCATTATTAAGCCTGTATTTTGTCAATGTTAGGTGATCGGCTTAACCGATTTTTGGTCATTATACTATCATTCGTGCTGCTGTGGTAGTGGGCTTGATAACTGGGTATTTATAGTGTATCAAGTAGCCAATTGCATCATTAGTATGATCATCACCAGCCGTTTTATCTGGCTCGCCTGCGTTGTTGTATATCTGCTGCTCTAAATTTGACGTATGAACAGAGCAACGTTTAACATTCACAAAATGTAGTTTTTTTATAAAACTGGTATTCACCGCCAATATTCTATCTTTTACAAAAGGATTTTTGTTTTTAGCGAATACCTGAAATCCAGCCTGCTTTAATAATTGGATTGATGATTCAGACGCGCCTTGTGCGTTTCTGTTTTTTCCACTTGCATCAGGATAAATATTAACCTGACAGTTTTGATAACGTTCTTGTATTGTCCTAATAATGCTAGGTGTATCATACCCGCCTGTAATTTCGTCAACATCATAACAGACACCCTTTCGGATAACTGAAACAATTGCGCACATATTACATACGTTAAAATCCAACCCTATATGCAATGCCTCACGACCGTTCCACGTTACATCTGTATTGTTTATAACTCTATCAAATTCAGTGTACACAGTGCCCGAAGTAAGGTTAACAAAATCGCCGTCAATGTAAGCATTGATCAACTCACCGGGATATGTTTCCTTTAATGTTTCAATGTAATTATCGGGCAGGTGTTCTTCGTTTTCGTATGTTGACGCCTGAACCATTGAATAGCTTTTAGTCGGATCTTTTTTGAATTTCGAGTAGACAAATAGAAAACCTTCTGGGGTAGTAGTAACACCAATGCTATTTTCAACACCTTCAATTTTGAGGCGCATACGTGCAACGATTTTGTTCCATGCCTTGTTTGCTTTATCCTTTGGCAATACATCAATTTCATCGACTAATGCGCGTGATATTTTAAAACCGACTATTGATGCTGGGTTATCCATTGAACGACAAATTACAGTGCCATAGAAAAATCCGTTGCGATACACATGCACTTCTTTGTTTGACTCGCGGATCACAACAGTAAACCCAAGCATGTGCGCGGCTTCTTCAAATGTAGGATAAAAAATATCCCTCATTGATGGGTAACTTATACCAAAATACCCCTGTGTTGTGCCGGGATGCGCTCCAAAGAAGTTTAACAGGTCAATGCAACCTATAAACGTTTTACCGCTACCGAACCCACCAACATATGCCCGGTATGGTGTCTTGAGCTTGTTAAGGAATGCGTTTTGCGGGGCGCTAACTGTCAGCATTGGTTATTTTTATATCTTTCACCGCATCAGCAACAGCAAAATTAATTGTTAACGGTTGGGCTGATCCGCTCATTGTGTCATCTTCTTTGACTTTATACCGTTTTGCCGCTAGTCGTTCCGCATCCCACTCAATAGCCCGTATCTGCTCTTTAACCAGTGTTACCCATACATTCCCGGGCACGTTTTGCGGTAAATTCTGAACATCATTAAATGCTGCGTCGATTAATTCATGCCTTTCCTCAGCTTTTAAATGTGTTCTAAATTGCAATGCTTGTGCATATTGGTATGAGAACTCAGTATTTTGAGTTAGCCATCCGTTAAGCGTTGGGCGCGGCGGCATATCTTCTTGAGCGCATATTTTATGAACTGACAAACCTGACATTATCAAAGCACAAACCTTGTTTGCAATTTCGTCAGTATATTTGGTTGGTTGCCCCGGCTTTGCCATGTTGATCCCCTTCAGAGATATTAAAAAAGTGCTTATGCTGCATTATACAGCATAAACAATTTATAACTACCGCAACCGCATTTCGCTAGAATTTACGCCAGCTTTACCGCGCATTGTTCTATCTAAATCATCCACCAGGTTTATTTCCATGCTAGAAGAATGTCGTTGAATAATCATTTGTGCCACTTTGTCACCCGTTTTAATTTCAACAGGATCAAGCCCAGTGTTTAACAAGCTGATCATAACCTCCCCCCGGTAATCAGAATCGACAACACCTGCAAGTACATCAACACCCATTTTAGCGGCTAATTTACTGCGCGGCCATATCAACCCAACATACCCAAGCGGCATCGACATCGCAAAACCTGTACGCAATAACGCACGTTGCCCCGGTGGTATAGTAACACTATCAACTGTGTGCAAATCTAACCCAGCCGACTCATAAGAGCCTCGCTGTGGTATTTGAGCCTGTGTATGTAATAAATTTATATTTATCATTCTTGCTCCTGTAGTGCTTTGGCTAAAGCCTTCTCAAGCTCTGTAATGCGCTTAATGTCAGCTAGTGAGCGAAAGTTTTTATTGGAGTAAGATAATTTATAATCATTAGCCGCAAACCATTTTGCATTGGCGAAGCCATTGGGGTCGTAGCGCATCCAGCTATTACTAGAATTCAAAGCTAAATAATGAATTCCTTGCGAATAGTGAGTCGCACCCTTTGGCGCGTTGTCTAATATTTCTTGGTTATTCATTCGCCTTGCTCCAGTGCTTCTTTTGCGTTGCATAACTTGTTAGCCCTGTAGCGCAACTCTCTAGCAAAATGGGTTTGCCAGTTATATATATTTGAGCCTCTACCTTTATGCTCTAACCCTTCTGGTATACCTTCTGCGTCAGATATAAGGTGTATACTGTACTCAAACAGACTCTTAGCCTGCTGCTCTAGGTTGTGGGCTTCCATGTTAAATGACTCGACTGTGCACTCAGTTCGTTTCAGCAACTCATCACGCTCTTTCTCAAGCTCTGCAATGAGTCCATCTCTATGCTCAATCATTTCAGCGGCTCTATTTACTGCTTGTTCTGATTCCTGCTCAGTTCTCCACAGTTTTTCTTCAAGCTTTGCAATACGTTCTACTTGAATTTGCAATATTTCCCACAGTTCTTTTCTGTTCGCATCTTTGTACTGTTCTAAACTCATCACTCTTGCTCCTCTAATCTATATTCAAACGCACCTAAATTAGTTAGCAAATCAAATGCCTCAGATTCTTGCCACTCTTTTAAAAAAGGTGTGCCAATCCAACCATAATTGATCAAATGCTTTTTGTTAAAATTCTTACCGAGTGCCAAATGTTTCTCGTTTAATATGTCAGATAACTCAGACTGTAAAACGGGTCGATTTACTGTTATTTCTTCTGACTTCATATACTTCTGGCCTGTGCTATCAATACCAAACACAGCTATAAAAACAGACCATTTATGACGCAATGTTGATATGAGTTTGACCGTTGTATGTGAAGCATAAGAAACTTGCTTATTGCGTAAGTCGATTAATTTGCAGCCTTCACTACCAGTGACATAACCCACCGCCGCATTCTTTAACGCTTGTTTAGCTACTAAGTCAAGTTGCTTGAGCGGGTTGTACTTTTTTGTCCTTTTCATAATAGTGACGCATCTTTTAAAACTTCAATACCTTCATCGTGCATAAGCTGCAAAACCTCATCTCTTTTTTCATGATCAATCAAACAAACAAAACGATCATTATTAAAAAGGTTTAAATTTTCAGTGCTAGAAAGTTCAACCTTATCAAACACAATATAAATTCCACAAATAATCATGTGATACGTGCCGGGTAAATATTTTGCATTTCTTATTTCAATCATCATTCTTCCCACCCCTTAATTGGCTTTGCTGTTTTAATCCAAACCTGCCCGTCAGAATCAACCAACGCACCCATAGTTAGCCACCTTTGCAACTGGCTGCTATC